ATATTATCACTTACTGATGTTCCCGGAGAAGGCGAACATAAACTTTTTGAATTTATTAGAAATAATAACCATATTAATGATAATACTATTATTTATGGTATGGATTCTGACCTTATTATGTTATCGCTTAATCATAAAAAATATACTAATTCTATTTACTTATATAGAGAAACTCCTCATTTTATTAATTCACTTGATTCTACATTAAATCCACAACATAAATATCTTATTGATATTAACAAATTGGCCGATCAAATTTATTACCTTCTTACCGATAAAACATTCATTATTGAAAATGATTCTATCGAACTTTATTATAATAAAATATCTGATTACATATTTATATGTTTCTTACTTGGTAATGATTTTAATGAACATTTTCCAGCTATAAATTTACGTCATAATGGTATTACTATTCTTCTTGATTTATATAGAGAAATCTTTACTATTAATCAACATATTATTAAAGATGGTGATATAAATTGGAATAATTTTAAAAAATATATCGGTAAACTTGCACAAAATGAATATAATTTTATTAAAGAAAATTATAGAATTAGAGATAAACAAGCCAAAAGATTCTATCCTGAAAATACTGATGAAGAAATTGAATTAAAATTTAATCTTACTCCATCTTGGGAAAGAAATATTGAAATTTTTATTAACCCTTATGAAAAATACTGGCAATATAGGTATTATTATTCATTATTTAACATTAATATTGATGAAAACACCAGTGCTATTTCATGTATTTGTAAAAATTATTTAAAAACGTTACAATGGACATTCTATTATTATTCAAAAGATTGTATAAGTTGGACTCATAGTTATAATTATCATTATCCCCCGTTACTTGAAGACCTATACAATAATATTCCATATTTCAATAGTGAATTAGTTATTGAACCGGACAAAACTATTATTCATCCTTATTTACTTCTTTCATATGTATTACCAAAAAATAGTCTAAATCTCATTCCTAATACTAAAATATACAAATATTTACTGAAACATTATCCTGAATATTATAGACTTGATTATGAATTTCAATATGCGTTTTGTAAATATTTTTGGGAAGGACATGTATTATTTCCTCATCTTGACTTTCAAAAATTTTCAAATGAAATTAATAAACTAATTTAATATTTATATATACATCCTCTTATGAAATCTAATACCTGCCAAAAAAAACTCAACTTAATTAAATATAATATTTTTGTTTATTTAAATATTATATTTAAATATTATTAATTACTTACATATTCTAGACATTTTTCAAAAAATTCACTTACTGATTCTTTTTTACCACCTAACACACTTAAATCTGGTATATACCAATAATCTTTTTCTCCATCTTTAAATCCTAAAATTGCTGGAATTCCATTTACCATCTTTTTACTTTTAAATTTTGCATATAATTCTAATGATTCATCTATATCTATTTCATAAAATTTTATTGAATCGGGCAATTCTTTTACTAATTCTTCTACTAAACTTTTTATACCTTGACATGGTGCACACCAATCTGCTGTGAATTTCAAAATTATCATGTTTTTTGGTAATAATTCTTTTTGTAGTTTGAATAAATCTTGTTCAGTTAATCCTGCCCCCATTATTATACTATACTTTATTATTTTTAAATTATTTAAATTAACTTATTAAATTCTGACCAAAGCATATTGGATTAATACTATATTTAAAACTCTATACTAGTTCATTTGTTTAATTTTTAAATTTGTTTCTAAATTTCATTATTTATTTCAATATTATAAAAGCTATTAAAAATCCAATACAGCCACATATTAGGTCAACTATTGAATTCATATAACTATTATTTGCATGAAAAAAGAACGAGTCTTTTCTTGTTGGTCTTTTATTCTTATATACTTTAATATATGCTGAATGATAATCTTTTAATTCATATAATAAATGAACTATATTAAATAAAATAAAACTTTTTAATATACTTATTTTTAAATATTTATGTAAAATTATATACCCTAAAAATCCCGAAAATATATGTAGAAATGACATTATATCGAATGCAATAGGAGATTCTAAACTATCCCAGTTTTTCTCTTCTAATGATAAGTTAGAATTTATTATAAATTTATACATTTTAAATAGAAATATTTTTATAAATACTTTATTTTTTTAATAGTAAATAATAAAAAACTGATACTACAATCATAATTGTTACAATTATAAATATATTTAATATTATATAATTAGAAAATTTATGTATATAATATAATATTATCGTATAAATTACCCAAAATATACCACCTATAATTAGGTAAAGTAAAAATGGTTCAATATTTTTTACACTTACGTTATTTAGATAATAATATTGAAATAAATTTACTATAAAAAAACTTCCAGATAAAAACCCATAAAATGCTATATTATTTGATGATTTTTTTATTAAATCTATTAACGTTAAACAAAATCCTATTATTAAACCTCCATATATAAAATTTATTCCAAAGATTTTGATTAAATTATCCATATTTATATAATTATATATTATATTTTTGAACTTAAAGAAACCCAAAAATACCCTATTTTTTGTTTTTAGACCATTATGCTCTCAAAAAAAAATAAATATATTAAAGTGCAAAATTTTTGAAATTTCCAAAAGTGAATTTTTTTTTCGATTTTGGACAAAAAAAATGTCTAATTTTAAATTTAATTTTGCCTTTATGAAATTCCGCCAAATTTGCACTTTTTTTTTGGTTTTAAATCATTAAGGTGCGAATATGTTAAAAAATTATAAAAACTTTTTGTGATGCAAAAAAAAAAAAATTATTTTTGCTCGTTTTTTCGATTTTGGACATAGTATAAAACTCCTAAAAATAGGAGCCAAATAAAGAGCCAAAAGTGGAACTATTATTTTTTATAACGATAATACTATTAAATTTTAAATATTAATTATGCTACATTATGACGATAGTAAAAGTATCCTATCAAAAAAGGAGCAAAACGAGCAAAAAAATCCACTTTTCCACTTTTTGATATTGACGATTTTGTCAATCCTAAGCAACCAAAAAAGGTGGAAAAAGTGGAAAAAATTATTATTTTTTTAAAACTATTTAGAAATATTTTAGTTGCCTATAATATACTATAAAATACTATGAAAAACGAGCAAAATGAGCAAAATATTTTTTATTGTGAATTATGTGATTATAAATGTAGTAAAAAATCAAATTTTAATAGACATTTATTGACAGGAAAACATAAAAAATTAGAAAATACTATAAAATCCAAAAAAAACGAGCTACAAGAACTCGAAAAAGAGCCAACAATAAAAGAAGAAATAATAGTAAAAGATTTCAAATGTGAATGTGGTAAGATTTATAAACATTATCCAAGTCTTTGGACACATAAGAAAACTTGCACATTTATTGAAGAGACGCAAATAGTAGAGAAAACGGAAGGAACAAATGATTATAAAGATATGATATTAGAATTAGTGAAAGAAAATAAAGAGATGCGAAATATGATGGTAGAACAACAAAAAACAATAGGAGAATTAATACCGAAAGTAGGTAATAATAATAATAATACAAATAATAATACAATAAATCAGAAATTTAATATAAATGTATTTTTAAATGAACAATGTAAAGATGCAATAAATATGAGTGATTTTATAAAACAGATAGAAATATCACTAGAGCAATTAGATTTTACGAAAACAAATGGATTAGAAAAAGGATTAACTCACGCGATAATGGAAAATATGAATAAATTAAGTGTTTTTGAACGACCGATGCATTGCACGGATGTAAAGAGGGAGACATTATATATAAAAGATAATGATACTTGGGAAAAAGATAAAGATAAATCAAAGATAAAACAGGTAATAAAGAAAGCGTCAAATAAGAATTATACGGCATTAACAAATTGGACAAAAGAGAATCCAGATTTTATGGAAGACGATGATAAGCAAATGTTTTATGCGAAGGCGATGTCAAAATTAGGGAAGCCATTAGATGGAATAGATGATAAAGTAATAAAGCATTTATGTAATAATACAAAAATAAAAGAAATAAAAGATGAATAAATATTTATAATAATTTTAATAAATATTTATAATAATTTTAATAAATATTTATTTTAAATTTTTTCTTCTCGTTTTTTTACCAGATGCAATAGGACTATATTTTCTTCTTCGTTTTAATGTTCGTTCAGATGAAGATGAAGATGAAGAAGAAGAGGAACTTTTTCTTTTTCTTTTTTTTGTAGCTTTTAAAATTTTTGCTCGTGGTTCAGATGAAGATGATGAAGAAGAATTTTTTCTTACTCTTTTTTTAGTAGATTTACTATTAGATTTAGGCGGACTGCGAGGTTTTTGTTTAACAACTCTATCAATAGTAGGTTGTCTTTCATCTCGTGAAGTTTTATCATTAATAGGAACAGATTGAACTGGTTTGGCATAAACAATTTTAACTTCTTCATATTTTTCAGGAGAGCGAGAACTGGAACTGGAACTGGAACTGGAATTAGAAATTTGACTATTATTATATAATACTGGCGAAAGCTCGTCATTAACATGATATTCATCATTAGTATCTTTTTGTTTTAATAGTTCTTCAAGTTTTGAAATTTCTTCTTGTTTACTAAGAACTTCTTCCTGAGTTTTTTGTATTTTTTTTAAATTATTATTTCTACGTTCGATATAATCATTTTTTTTTGCAGTAGTTTTAGCGTTTTTACTTTTTTCTTTGTCTAATTTACGCGTTTGTCTAAGAACTTTAATTTTTTCATTATAAAGATTAACTTTATGTTTTAAATTTCTAATTTGTGAAATTAATTGTTTTTTGACATCTATAACATTTTTCTGAGCTTTAATAATATCGTTTTGCACCTCAAGAGTTAAATTTTTAAATTTATAATCGTTAAGTTGTTCTAAATATATGTTTTCTAAAAATTTAGTTTGTTGTTTTTTAGCATTATCAATAGCTTCTTTAATAAGTTCATTAGATTTTTCTTGGGATATAGGATTTTTAAACATTTTATGCCATTCAATATTATATTCTTCAAATCCGCCGTTAGAACTAATACATTTTTTGGAAATCATAATTTTATTATTAGTTTTACTTATATTTTCTAATAATTGAGCACTAGTTTTAGCATCAGTTTCAAGTTGTGTTGAGTCTTCGTAAACCACCCCATAATGTAAAAGTGAAGCGATACTAAAACAAAATGAGTCATTAGTATGAAAAATATGCAAAGCATCATTAAAATTAGTATCTCCATTATTAATTAAAGCCATAAAACATAAGAGTTGACCAACATCACTAACGGTTTTAAAGTAATGTCCATATTTAATATTTAAATCAGTTTTATTAGTTGCATTAACATATTCTATGGCAGAGGTTTTAAGAGAATAGCTATTATTTCTACAAAAATCTATTGTTGAAAAGTCATTATCAAACCAATTCATTATTTGAGCTTTAACATTATTTGTTTCAGGAAGGAGTGAATATTTTATATGTATACAAACAATTTCACCACATGTAAGTTTAATATCATAATTATATTTTGAATATTTATCATTAATTCTATTTATATTTTGATTAAGGCTAAGATCTGTAATTTCTTTCATATTATTTGAAAGTTTAGAAAAACTCGAAATATTAGCAGCATCAAATTGAGTTCCAAGAGTTGAAATGCAATCTAATTTTGAATAAGCTTCATCATTATTAATAAAATTAAAGCGATTAAACATATATAGATAATCTTTACCAGTATTGCCTTCTGCATCAATAGTAAAAACAAGTTTCGTTGTAGGTTTAATATCTTTCTTACATTTATTTTTTTTTATATTTAATAAACCATGAACAAAACCCCAAGAAGTGATAATTCCATTATTGGAATCTTGTGGAACATTAATTGGTGTTTTAATATCAGGAATAACATTAAAAAAATTTAAAATAGTCGTCTTGTAACGTTTAAGATTATCTGGTGGAATAATATCTGATGGAGAGGAATTATTATTATTAATATATGCTACACAAGAGTCGAGTATATCAGCAATAGATAAAATATAGTATAAAGAATCAGTAACATTTGAATTAGCATCAAATGATTTAGCTAAGCAATGTTGTTTTAATGCATTTCTATATTTATCAGAAATAGTTTTACCTAGAGCACCAGTTTTATCTCCAGTATAATAAATTAATAATAGATTTTGAACAGGCTTTTCGGGTGGTTCATCAAGATCTTGTTCATTAGAATATATTTTACCAGTATACATCATAATAGAAATATTAGTATCACCATCAAAATTGGTTATAAATGCTTTATTATTTTTTTCTTCAAATTCTTCTTTAAATAGTTTATTATTTAAATCTATATGCTTATATTTTTTATTTTTAGCATTAGTAAAAAAAGTATCACTATATAATTTAGGGAAAACAAAAAATAAATTTAAATTATCACCATGAAATATATTTTTTAATAAATTATATTGGTCGACTTTATTTATGGAATGATTATTAATGATATTATAACAGTCAATTTTAAACATATTAATAATATGATTACATAAATTAATAGCTTCTTGTTTAGTATAAATTTTATCGTTCACTCTTCTATAATCGGCAAAATCGTGTAAACTATCAATAAGAAATAATGTTCTAAATAAAAGGGCAGTATATAATTGATCAGGAAATGTATCAGAATAATTAAGTTCTTTTAAAATATCAATTAAATCAAATTGTTTTTGAATAATATTTTGAGACATAATATACTATATAATATAAATATTTAAATATTGAATTAAAAAAATGCTTATAATCTATATTTAATGGAAGTATTAGACCTAAATATAGATAATTACGAATATGAGGATATATTGAAATTATTTGATTTGGATTTAAATTTTGGAGAAAGTGAAATAAAGAGAGCGAAGAAGAAGGTATTGATGATGCATCCAGATAAGTCGGGATTAGATAAAAAATATTTTTTATTTTTTAGTAGTGCTTTTAAAATATTACATAGCGTATATGAATTTAGAGAGAAAGCGAATATAAATTTAAATGAAGAGGTAGAATATTTAGCAGAAAAGAATGATGAGAATCATGAATTGGTGAATAAATTAAGAGAGAAATATAGTAATAAAGATTTTAATAAATGGTTTAATAAAGAATTTGAAAAATTAAAGATAGCAAATGAATATGAAAGTAATGGATATGGTGAATGGTTAAAAAATGTAGAAGATGGTGAAGTATGTAATAATAAAAATGAAATGAATATGATGATAGATAAAAGAAAGAGAGATTTACGGAGTTTGGTAAAATATAATGGAATAAGTGAATTTAATAATAGCGGATATAATGATTTAGCAAATAATAAACCAGAAGAATATTCGTCAGGTATGTTTAGTAAATTACAATATGAGGATTTAAAAAAGGCACACGTAGAAAGTGTAATACCAGTGACGGAAGAGGATTATAAAAAAAAATATAGTTCGATGGAAGATATAAAATTAATACGTCAACAACAAAATTTAAATCCGTTATCAGAAAAAGAGGGGAGAGAATATTTAAATAATAAGAAAATGGGAGAAGATTACATTGGTGCACAAAGGGCATTTAAATTGGCAACACAAGAGAGAGAAGTATTAAAAGGTAATAATAAGTTTTGGAGCTCATTAAAACAAATAAAATAAATAGTAATTTAGTATAATAATTTATGTATATTAATATATAATATGAAGTATACAAATTTAGCATTAAGTATATTATTATTATTAGCAGTAGGATTTCTATATAATAAATTTCAATTAAATGTAGAGAAAGATGATAAAATAGAGGAATTAAATATTATAAAGAAGTATTTATTGAATGAAGAAGATTATTATACAATAGAACAGTTGAGTGCAATAAAGAAACCGATAATTTGGATTCATATAGAATATGACAGAAATTTAAGAAAGTGGTGGTCTTTTAGCTCAAGATCGAGTAAAGAATTAAATCAGGATTATTTATATTTGACTTTGCGTTCAATAATAGATAAATGTAGTGATTATTTTCATGTGATATTGATAGATGATGATTCATTTGATACATTATTAGAAGATTGGAATGTTGATATGAATAAAATAGGAAACATACAAAAAGAAAATATAAGATGTTTGGCTTTAATGAAAGTATTATATAAATATGGAGGAATAATGATGGAACCATCATTTATTTTATTTAAATCATTGAAACCAATATATGAGAAGATAATGAGTAGTAGTAAACCATGTGTAGGTGAGTTTCCAAATGATACGGTAGATAGTCATATAATGAATTTTAGTCCATCATTAAAATTTATAGGATGTTTAAAGAATTGTCCAAAAATATATGAATTAGGTAAACATTTAGAAATATTAGTAAATAACGATTATACATATAGTTCAAAATTGGAAGGACAAGTAACAAATTGGTTATATAGTAAGGCAGAAAGTGGTGAAATAAATTATATAGATGGTAAATTTTTAGGGACACGAGATTCAAAGAATAAAAACATAGATTTGCCATCTTTATTGGGTTCATCATATTTAGATTTAAATATAAATGCATATGGATTATATATACCACGCAAAGATTTATTAAAAAGAACAGCATATAATTGGTTTGTATATTTGAATAGTAGACAAGTATTAGAAAGTAATACAAATGTAGGAAAATATTTATTAATTTCAAATTAAATAAAATATTTAGTAATATTATAAATGAATTTTTCGGAGTTAGCCGAATCAGCGCCATCGGTAGGTGGTCGTAGACGTCGTCAGTCAAGACGTAGCACAAGACGCAATAAGCTACAGGGTGGTAAACGCAGACAAACCCGCGGCGGCAGAAGAAGAAGACAAAGTCGCACTCAACGTCGCAGATAGATAACCAATAATTTTATTTTATTTTTAAGAGTATCTCAAAAAATAAAATAAATATTAAAGAATTTCTTTCAATTTATTAATAGTATCTAAAGATAGAGTTTTTGGATAATTAATTTTAAATTTAATGATGAGATTACCAGTAAAAGTATCTCTCTGAAATCCTAAATTTCGTAAAACAATATTAGTATTATTATGAATAATTTCTCCATTAGAGTTGGAGATTCTATATGTGTTATTATTAAGATGTGTAATATTAAAATCAACACCTGTTAATGAATCTTTAAATGTAATATTGGAAAAATATATAAGATTGAGACCATCTCTCAAGAAAAATTGATGTTCCATTAATTTAATTATAATTTTGATATCTGAATATTTATAGTTAATACAATTACCTTTATTATTAATTGTAATAATTTCATTACTATCTATAGATTTAGGTAAAGGAATATATATTCTTTCGTCTTCATATTTAAGTATATTATTATTTAAAATTGAACGTTTAATATTAATTGGTACGTTAGCACCATTGTAAGAATCTTCAAAAGTAATATTCAAATTGATAATAATATCTTCATTATTGGGGTCATTATTTGGAGGATTATAAATTTCAATAGATGACGAGTTATTAGTGTTGGTTGATGTAGTAGAAGAATGATTATTTATTAAGAATTCATATGCTTGAGTAATTTTATTAAACATAAATGAGTCATCATTATTTTTATCGGGGTGGTATTTTAATGACAAGCGTCTATATGCCTTTTTTATAGTGTCTGAATCAGAATTAGGTTCAATATCAAGTATATCATAATAGTTATTATTATTAATATGATTCATTAAACATATATAAAATGAATTATTTAATATTAAATATTTACCGAATAATAATATTATTAAATGAAAAGTTCATTAATAATAAAATATAAACCAAAAGAGCTATATGATTTTAATATAAGCGAATATACAAAAGAGTTAATAAATATATATTTAAAAAATAGAAAATTATTATTTTTAATACACGGAGGAACAGGTTATGGTAAGTCATCATTAATAAATGTATTACTAAATAAATATTATAAAGATGATAAAAATAGTATAAATAGAAACACAATATATATAAATTTATTAAAAGAACAAGGTATAAATTATTATAGAAATGATTTAAAAAATTATTGTCAGATAAATAATTTAGTAAATTTAAAAGAAAAAAAAACAATAATATTAGACGATTTAGATTTATTAAATGAGCAATGTCAGCAAATATTTAATACGTTTTTAAATAATTATGAAAATATAAATTTTATAATAAGTTGCAATGATAAACAAAAAATAAAATCAACAATAATAAATAAATTAGAATCAATAAAAATAAATAATATAGATGATACTTTTATAAGAGAAAGAATAAACAAAATATTAAAAAATGAAAATTTAAAATTAGATGATAAATGTAGAGAATTAATAATAAGAGCTTCAAATATGTCAATACCTAATATGATAAATAATATAGAAAAGTTAAATTTAATAATAAAAGATGATAAAATAGATTATAATTTATTAGAAAATGTGAGTTGTAATATAATGATAAATGATATGGACAAATATATAAAATTATGTAAAGAAGATAATTTAAAGGGAGGAATAAATCATATATTAAATATGTATAATAATGGTTTCTCAGTAATAGATATTTTAGAGGAATTTTTTTTATATATAAAATTTCATAATAATTTAGATGATAAATATAAATATGAGATAATAAAACTAATATGTAAATATATAAATATTTTTCATAATATTCATGAAGATTCAATAGAATTAATATTTTTAACTAACAACATAATCAAAATATTTAATAATAATAAAATTTAATATTTGATTTTAAAAGATGGCATAACAAACACATTTAATAATAATATAATTAAATAGTAATGTCTATATTTAAAGAAGATATTTCAAATGAAATATTATATGATTTTTTAAAAATACATTGTATATTGGAAAATAATTATTATTTATTAGATAAATTAATTTATAAAAAATATGAATATAATAATCAAATAGATCTATTAAAAGATAAGTTAAAAGAAAAATATAAAGATTCAAAAAAGTTTTATTTAGAAAGAAAAAATAATTATAATAATTTATTAACAATAATAAGACATTTATGTAAAAAGAATAATATAAATTATAGAAGTAAAATAAAATATGATAAGAACAAATATAACATTATTTATTATATAGAAAATATAGAATAAATAATAAATAATAAATTAAGAAGATATACGACGCTTATCAATTTTAGAAGAAGTTAAATAAATAGAATTTTCTGTGCAAATAATAAATACATCATCTACCTTAAAAATTTTAACAATAGGACTTGTATATTCTTCAGCATTTTTAACAAGTAGTTTTTCATCATTTTCTCTAATACCAATAAGTACTTTTTTTTCTAATGAATCAACCCAGTAGTCAAGCATAATAGGTTTATCTTCAGTAATAGCAATTTTAGATATATGAGACCATATAGAAGTTGGTGGTAAGTGATATTGTTCCTCGTCAGACATATTTTATATAAATTAGTAATTAAAAACTTTAAATACTTTTTTGTGTAAATAATAATAATTTATAAAATATATTATTATTAATATAAATTAAATGAGTTTGAATAAAGTAATAACAAGCGTAAATGCTTTAGTCAATTCTGTATCAATACCTGCTAATCAGTTAAATAATGTGGTATGTATAGATACTTTAAATAATAGAATAGGTGTTAAAACGGCCAATCCAAGTAAAGAGATAGATATAAGTGGTATGTTAAAAACGAATAATATATATATAAATAATAAAAATAATTCGACAAGTGATTTTGATATAATTTATGATAATAGTTTTTTAACATTTAGTGGAGGATTAAAAGTAAATAATGATATAAGTTGTATCAAGATTGATTGTAGTTTACTAAAAATCAATGAAGAAATAATAGATGATATAAACAAGTTTAAATTACAACACATTAATGATTGTTCATTTGGTTCTGTAGAAATGTCAAATTTGTTAGTATATGATTATGTATCACTTAAAAATAATTTAGATGTATCAGGAAATGTAACTATAGATTTATCATTAAATGTAAACGGTAATATAGAAGGAAAGAAGGTAATAGCAAATGGGGTATTACTAACATCAGATGATAGATATAAACATAATGAAAGAAATATAAATAATGGATTAGAAATAATAAGACAATTACAACCACAAATATATGATAAAACTTCAACATTTAAAACAGAAAATTATAGAGGATTAGTAAATGAGCCATATTTCGTAGAAGCAGGATTAATAGCACAAGAGGTATTTGCAATTAATGATTTAAGTTTTGCTGTAATAGAAGGAAATACAATAAGACCATATCATTTAAATTATGATAATATTTTTGTTTATGGACTGGCAGGAATAAAAGAATTAGATACAATAGTAAGTAGTTTATCAAATAGATTAGATAATTTATCAAATAATACACTGGATATGTCTGATATAAATTTATCTAATATAAAAAATTTAATAATTAGTCAAAATAGATTAATTCAAACATTAAATACAAAAATAACGAGTTTAGAAACAAGAATTAATAATTTAGAAAAATAAATATTTAAATATATAGTATAAAATAAAAATAATGAGCACCCATGATATGAATTCATCAATTAATAATCTAATAGGAACTTTTTCACAAATTAATTCAGGAGATTATGCACCAATACCAACCGAGTCAGTATGTATTGACACATCTAATAATAGAATAGGTGTAAATACACTAGATCCATCATATGGTATTCATGTAAATGGAACTGGCAATAAAGGTAAAATAGGTTCAACAAGTTTGATAGTATCAAGTTCAACAGATGAACAAAACACAGAAGTAATTTTTAAGAATTTACCTACTAATTCAGATGGCTTAGAATCGGGACGACTATATAATGATAATGGAACATTAAAAATTGTTCAAGGATAATATTTAACTATAATAATATTAAAAATTAGAAACTGTAATTTTATATTAAATAATATATTCTTTTATTTAATATAGTAATGTCTTCTATTACAAATCAAATAGTTGCTAATATAAAAAGCACATCTAGTAATTTCAATTCTTTTAATTTTGTTAATAGTGAGAATGTAGTATGTATTGATACATCTAATAATAGAATAGGTATTAATAGAAAGAATCCAGTATATTCAATTGATATTTCAGGAGATAGTAGCCATAACGCTATAAGGGTTAATAATTTACATATTACTAATTTAGCAAAAATTGAAGAAATTTCTTGTAGTAGACTTGATACTGACGAGTTTTTTGTAAATTTAATGGATGCTTCTAATTTAACATTTAAATTAATTTCAGGTGATATTATTGATGTAAGTTTTTTAATTGTTCGTGATATTAGTATTGCCAAACTAGCTATTTTAGATTTATCATGTAATTTTATGGATATTAGTAATAATATTAATTCAGAAAATATTAATGTTAGAAATGAATTAAGTGCTAATATAATTAAAGTAAATAAACTTGTATATCCAATAGTTGAATTAAATGAACTAACTGTTAATGATGCTTCAATAAATACATTACAAAATATTGATTTATCTAGTAATAATATTTTAGCATACGAAATATCAGTAAATAGATTGTATGTAAAAGATAAACTTATTTCATTAAACGATGCCTGTTTTAATAATATATGTATTGAAGGCGATGCTTCTATTAATAAACTATTAGTAGATAACTTGGCTGATTTAAATACAATTAGTGCAAATATAATAAAGGCACATGAACTATCCAGTAATACAATTAATGCCCAAACAATAACATCTAATGGAAGTACTATTATAAATAATGGTGTTTTTGGGGATGTAACTTCACCTACAAATGCAGTATTTAATGACCTTTCAGCTAACACATTAGATATAAGTAATGTTAACATAAGTAAATATTTAAATAATAGTGGACTAACTGATTTGTCAAATGGTATGCTAAATTTACCATTACACAAAACAGCATATAACTCAAATGAGTTTGAACCAGGAACTATTACCTTTGATAATAGTTTAAATATATTAAAAATATATAATACTAAACCAACTATTCAATGGAATAATATTTCATTTAACGTTAATTTTGCTAGTATGAGTTTAAAAAGAGATATATCTGGTAATGATATATCTTTTAATGTCGATAAAAAAAATTATTTTATTGATCAATCTGATAATTTAATTTTAGATACAGTT